TGATCTGGACGAGCTCGAGGCGCGCTGCGCCGCGGCTGAGGTCGAGATCGAGCGCCGCAAGAAGATCGTCGACCGCATGGAGAAGGTGACCGAGGCTCGTGCCTCGCAGCCGATCATGGTCGAGCAGGACGACGTGCGCGTCGAGGTCCGCAAGGAGGAGTCGATCTACCGCCCCGACGGGCAGGCGTCGTTCTTCCGTGACGTGATCTACGCCCACAACGGCGACGGCGAGGCCCGCGAGCGCCTGCACCGTCACTCGGTGGAGATGCGTGACGTGACCGCCGCCTCCGGCGGTGCGGGGTACATTCCCCCGCAGTATTTGGCCGAATTCGCAGCGCCCAAGGTTCGCGCGGGCGGACCCCTTCTCGCCCAGCTGCCGAAGGCCCCGCTCCCCGACGCAGGCATGACCATCAGCGTGCCGCGGGTGACCACCGGCACCTCCGTGGCCGTGCAGACTGAGAACGGCTCGGTGAGCGAGACGGACTTCGTCTCCTCGCAGCTGAGCACGTCGGTGCGCACGATCGCCGGCCAGAGCGACATCTCGATCCAGTTCTTCGAGAGGTCGTTCCCGGGTGCCGACGTCGTCATCGCTGACGACCTGGCCCGTGCCTACACGACCGAGTTCGACCGCCAGCTCATCAACGGCGTGACGGCTTCGTCCGAGCACACCGGGCTGCTGAACGTCGCCTCGATCGGTTCGGTGACCTTCACGAGCACGACGCCGACCGCCAGCGACTTTCTGGCTCCGATCTACAAGGCGATCAGCACGGTGACCTCGAACTACTTCGAGGCCCCGACTCACATCGTGGTCGCGCCCAGGCGCGCTGCGTTCCTGGCCGCCGGCCAGAGCACCTCGACCCCGATCTTCCAGCAGGGCGGCCTGATGATGGCCACCGGCGAGCAGGAGTCGGGTCTGGTGGGCACCATCGCTGGCCTGCCTGTCGTGGTTGACGCCAACATGCCGACCACGCTTGGCACCGGCACCGACGAGGACGCGATCCTCGTGATCAACGCCAACGCGCTCCGCGTGATGGAGGGCACTCCGCGCTTCAAGGTCCACGAGTCGGTCGGCTCGGGCACCCTGACGGTGCGCCTCTCCTACTACGGGTACTCCGCCTTCATGAGCGGCCGTTACCCGGAGGCCATCTGCAAGATCACCGGCACGGGCCTCAACGAGACCCTCTAGCAAGTGATCTGACCGTGATCGGGCCCGCTCCCCACGTGGGGGCGGGCCCGTCGCGTTCCTGAGACCAGGAGACATCGTGAACGACGAGCAGAAGGCCGACTACATCAAGTCGCTCCTCGAGGAGCGGCGCTACTGCGAGCGGTGGAACGAGACCGACCGGGTTAAGGCCATCGACGCAGAGCTCAAGAAGGCAGGACACCAGGGCGCTGCACCGGCCAAGCGCGCCGAGAGCCGCCCGCGCACTACCCGCGCCAAGAACAGCGAGACCCGGTAGCCGATGGCCGCCGCCGCCTGGGACCTGTGCACTCTCGCCAACGTGCGAGAGGCGCTTGAGCTCCCGACCGCAGACACCACCCGGGACAACCTGATCCAGACGCTGATCAGCGACCTGTCGCGGGCAATCATGCGCGAGTGCGACCGCGAGTTCGCCCCGGCGACCTCATCGGCCACGAGGCGTTTCCAGGTGCCGGCCGGATCGCTGTTCCTTGACCTCAACCCATACGACCTGCGCACCGTGAGTTCCCTCACGATCAACCCTGAGGCGAGCGGCGGCACCGCACTCACCGCGACGACCGACTTCCAGCTGATGCCGGTCACAAGCCCCCAGGGCCCCTACCAGGGCGTTCGCTTCTCGAACCGCCTCACCAGCCTGCACGTGTCGCAGACCGCGCAGGACTACGGCTACACGCTCGTGGACATCGCCGGCGCATGGGGCTTTGCCTCGGTGCCCGAGGACGTCAAGCGTGCGTGCGTCGTCGCCGTGCAGTCCGCGCTTCGGCGTGACCTCACCGAGCTCGCCATTGCGGGCATCGAGGAGCCTCAGAGCATCGCCCCTGAGGGTCCTGCGACCCACGCCATTCCCGCGGCATCTCGTCGCCTTCTGGCCCCCTACAGGCGCACCGCAGGGGCGTTCTAGGTGGCAACCAGCACCGCACCGGCGTTCATGAACGCCTTGCACGACGCGCTTGCCGTGCGCACCGGCCTCTCCGGCGTCCGGGTCAACTACGGGCCGGCGCTCCCCGACCCGGGGCGCGAGAGCATCAACATCCTCGGCCTCGAGGGCGAGCAGTCCTGGGCCGGTCTCGGCCAGCTCGCCAAGGAGGAGGTCTACACCGTCCAGGTGCTGATCCTCGTCATCCGCGAAGGCCAGCAGACACAGCCCGCCGTCGAGCGGGCCTACGAGATCCTCGAGGAGCTTGAGAACCAGCTCCGCGAGACCAGCACGGCACCGACGATGAGCAACACCGTGCGCGTCGCGTCCGTGGAGTCAGTCAACCTCGAGGTCGGCGCAAGCGACTCAACCCGCTCGGCCCTCCTCACGATCGGCGTGCGCGTGCAGGCGCGCATCTAGGAGACCGCCGTGAAGATCACCTACCAGGGGCCGCATGACGGCGTCGATGTCCCGCTCGCCGATGGGCGAGTCCTGACGGCGATGCACGGCGAGCCCACCGCCTTCCCCGACGAGGTCGCCAAGAGCCTCCTCGCCAACGGGGAGTGGGTGCCGGCCGATGAGCCTGCGCCCAAGCAGACCACCAAGAAGGCCACCAAGGCCGAGGAGGATTAGCTGTGGCAATTCGCAGCGGGCTGGCCGCACAATGTGGCCTCGCAGAGAGCAGCACCTTCGGGACCTATCAGACCCCGACACGCTTCCTCGAGTTCGTCGAGGAGTCGCTCGAGTACCAGATCGAGCGCGTGGAGTCCCCTGGGCTTCGCGCCAACAACAGGGTGCTCCGCACCGACCGCTACGCGCCGGGCCAGAAGCGCGTCGAGGGCTCGATTACGCTCGAGCCCGCCACCAAGGGCTTCGGGCTCGTGCTCAAGCACGCGCTGGGCTCTGCGTCGATCAGCACGCCGTCGGGTGCGACCAACGCCCGTCTGCACGCGCACACGCTCGGTGACATCTACGGCACGTCGCTCACCGTCCAGGTCGGCCGCCCGGACTCCTCCGGGACCGTGCAGCCGTTCAGCTTCCTGGGCTGCCGCGCCGACACCCTCTCGTTCACCAGCTCGGTGGACGAGATCCTGCAGTGCGAGCTCGGCCTTGTGGGTCAGGACATGACCACGGCGCAGGCGCTTGCCGCAGCGACTTACCCGACTACCGGCTCGCAGGCGGCGTACGAGCAGTTCTACTGGACGCAGGGCGTGATCTCGCTCGCCGGTTCGGCAGTGGCTGTCGTGACCGACTTCGAGATGGAGATCAACAACAACCTCAAGTCAGACCGCTACTTCCTGGGCGGCGCGACGATGAGCGAGCCGATCCTCGCCGGCATGACCGAGATCACCGGCACGATCACCGTGGAGTTCCTCAACCTCACGGCATACAACCGCTTCGTCAACAACACCCAGGTGGCGATCAACGCCAAGTGGACCGCGGCGACGGCAATCGAGAGCACGACGTTCCCGTACGTCGAGATCGACATCCCGAAGGCCCGCTTCGACGGCCCGGCTGACCCCGCCGTGGGTGGCCCGGACGTGCTCACGCAGGAGCTGCCGTTCAAGGTGCTGAACGACGGCACGAACGCTCCGGTGACCATCAACTACATGACCTCGGACACGGCTTCGTAGTCATGGCACGTGGTGGCGCTCTGCGCGCTGCGAGCTTCGGCGGGACCCTGCAGGTCGAGGGTCTCGCCCAGCTCCAGCGGGATCTGAACAAGGTCAACAAGACCGCCAAGAAAGAGGTCCGCGACGGCCTCAAGGAAGTCGGCGACATCGTCGCCCAGAAGGCCAAGTTCATCGCAGCCTCCCAAGGGCTGCGCGGCCGCACCGGCAACCTGATCAAGAAGATCAAGCCGACGGTCAGGCAGCAGGGTGTGTTCGTCGAGGCCAAGGCGAAGAACCCCAGCAAGAAGTACCCGGGCGGCTACCGCTACCCGGGCTTGTACGAGGGCATCGAGGGCTACGCCCGCGGGCGCGCCAGGCCGTTCCTGTGGCCCGCCGCTGAGACCAGCGAGGCGCAGGTCGAGCGCGCCATGGACCACTGGCTCGACACGTTCCTCAGCAAGAACGACCTCTAAGAGAAAGGACGCTCGTGGCAACCGAGATCGTCATCGAGTGGCCGGAAGGCCCCAAGCGGTACGCAATGCCGGAGTCATTCACCTACCGCGAGATGGGCCGCATCAAGACGCTGACCGGCATCCGTGCCGGCGAGATCGAGGATGCGCTGCTGGCTGGCGACACCGACGTGATCATTGCGATCGCCCAGATCGCAGCTGAGCGCGCCGGTGACACCACCCCGATCGAGGCGCTCGAGAACCTCGAGTTCGGCGCGATCCGCGTCGAGGTCGAGGCGGACCCTACGCCGGCCGCCAGCGAGGCGGCAGAGGACGACGCAAGCGCACCTCAGACGACCCCCGAGCCTGGTGGAACCCAGGACTCCTGAGGATCTACGGCATCTACCCCTGGCAGATGCAGGACCTCACTCCCGCCGAGATCGAAGCCATCGGCAAGGACATCAAGCAGATGAGCAGGAGTAACCACTAGTGGCGACGCGCAAGGTCGAGGTTGCCATTGTCGGCGATGCATCGTCGATGGTCCGTGCCTTCCGCCAGGCAGACACCGCCGCGAGCGGCTTTGGAAAGCGCGGGTCGAAGCTGGGGGCGGTCGGCATGGGGCTGCTCGCCGGTGGCGCGGCCGGGCTCACGGTCGCTGTCGGGCAGGGGCTCGTGTCCGCGTTCAAGACGGGCATCAGTGAGTTCTCCGAGGCGCAGAAGGTCTCGGCGCAGACCGCAGCTGCGCTCAAGTCGACCGGCGGGGCTGCCGGCGTCACGCAGAAGCACATCGAGTCGATGGCCGGCGCGCTGCAGAAGCAGACCGGCCTGCAGGACGACGCGATCCAGAGCTCGCAGAACCTGCTGCTGACCTTCACCAAGATCAGCAACGCCGGGCCCGACAAGATCTTCGACCGGGCCACCCGCGCCACGCTTGATCTTTCCGTGGCGCTCGGCAAGGACATGGGCAGCTCGGCCATGATGGTCGGCAAGGCGCTGAACGACCCCGTGAAGGGCGTCACCGCCCTCGGCCGCGCCGGCGTGCAGTTCACCGCCAGCCAGAAGGCCACGATCACGTCGCTGGTGGAGACCGGCCGGGTCGCCGACGCGCAGAAGATGATCCTGCGCGAGCTCGAGACTCAGGTCGGGGGATCGGCCCGCGCCTTCGGCGAGACCACGCCTGGTCAGGTTGAGAAGGCCAAGCGCGCCTTCGAGGACCTCACCCAGGGCGCGGTGACCGCGATCGCCCCACTGGCTGCGGCAGTGCTCCCCGGACTCACAGCTGCCATCAACGGCACGGTGAGCTTCTTCGAGACCAACTGGCCGCGGCTTCAGGCCATCGCCATGCAGGTGTGGAACTGGTTCAGCGTCAATCTGCTGCCGACGTTCCGCGAGATCGGCACCGGCATCGCCTCGATCGTCGTGTCGATCGTGGGGATCTTCCGCACCTACTGGCCGCAGATCATGTCCGTGGTCGGGCCCTACGTCCGTGCCTTTGGCGGCCTGGTCAAGTCGACGCTCACGACCATCGCCAACGTCGTCAAGCTCGTCGCCTCGATCCTGCGCGGCGACTTCGGCGGTGCCTGGCAGGCGATCAAGGGAATCGCCTCGTCGGCTGTGAGCGGCATCGCCTCACTCATGAAGAACATCCCGCAGGCGCTGTGGAACGCGGCCACGGGCCTGCTCAAGGCCGCAGTCGACCTCGGCAAGAAGGTCGTCAAGAAGATCGCAGAAGGCATCGCGTCAGCGCCAGGGCTCATCAAGCAGGGGCTCTCGAGCCTATTCGGTCTCGCTGGTGACCCTAACGCGATCCCGCGATCGGTCCAGCAACTTGGTGCTGGCATTCCGAAGGACGTCGCGCAGGGCATCACCGACGGCAAGGGCAAGGTCGCCAAGGGCATGAGCCTCATGCTCGGCGGCGCGTCAACCGACGCAAAGGGAACCGCCGGCGGCAAGGCAAAGCCGGTCGGGTCGGCGATCTCGCAGGGCATCGCCCAGGGCGTGCGCGACGCCGGCCCGAACGTCGGCGGCGCGATCGGCGACGTGATTCGCCAGGGCATTCAGCAGGCCAAGCAGGAGAACGGCATCAAGTCGCCGTCCGAGAAGTTCGCCACTCAGGTCGGCGGTCCGATCTCGCAGGGGATCGCCGAGGGCATCAAGCGCGAGCAGGCCAAGCCCAAGACCGCGCTCGTCAAGGTCGTGAACGCCGCCATGAAGGCTGCGGTGGCATCGGCCAAGAGCAACGTGGTCTCGCTCGCCGGGTCCTTCGCCTCGATGTTCTCTCAGGCCAGCACGGCAGGCCAGTTCGGGACGATCTCCCAGAAGGAGTCGTCGCTCGCCGCAGACCAGCAGGCTCGCCAAAAGAGGGCGCTCGAGGACGCGATCACTGCAGCCGAGGATGAGGAGCGCGCCAAGCGGGACGCCATCGCCACGGCTGAGGATCAGGCCGCAGCGCAGAAGGAGTACGACGCCGCAGTCAAGGCGACCGCGGACGCCCGTATCGCCCTGTCGGACTTCAACCGCCAGAAGGAGATCGACGACCTCAGGGCCATCGCCGAGGCCGATCGCACCAGGAACGAGGAGGCGGTCAACAACCTCGCCGCGCGCTTCGCCGCCGGCCAGATCAGCGCCGCGCAGTTCAGCACCGAGCTCGAGGCCCTTATCGGCGGCGAGAAGGGTGGCGCGCTCGGCGACGCCTTCGCGCTGCAGTTCAGCCTTGCTCTGGACGCCATCAGGAGGCAGATCACCGAGATCTCCAAGATCGGCGGCGCTGACGCCGTGGCGGGATCAGGCGCGCAGGTCGAGCGTCCGCGTGAGGCATGGGATCAGGCCGTTGAGAACGTCAAGCGATCGCTTGAGAGCCAGTGGGACGGCAACAGCGATGCGTGGAAGAAGAACAACAAGAAGGTCCCGTGGGTCACGAACAAGCTCAACGCCTGGAAGCGTGCCAACGCCGCCAAGTACGGCATCGCCCTGGCGAAGGGCGGCATCACCACCGGCCCGACCAACGCACTCATCGGTGAGGCCGGCCGCGAGGCCGTGATCCCGCTCGAGGGAACCCGCGCACGCCGCATGCTGCGCTCAACCGGCATCGGCGGGCCGTCGGTGAACCTCACCTTCAACGGCGTGCTCGACGCCAAGGACGCCGCCCGCATGCTCCGTCCCGAGCTCGACCGCCTCGTGAGGCTCGCGGTCTAGATGGCAGTCCCCACCTACAGCGTGAAGATCGGCTGGAACTCCGCGCAGGCCGGGCTGCTCGTGTTCGACTTCTCTGCGTTTCAGACCATCAGCCCGTTGACAGTCACCACCAAGGCGCTCACGAGCAACGTCGCAACGCTCACTGTGCCTGGTCACTCCTTCACGACGAGCGACACCATCGGCGTGGCGGGCGTCGACGCCACCTTCAATGGCACGTACCGCGTCACCGCAACCACCGCGACGACGGTGTCCTACGTCAAGACCGCAGGCAACGTGGCAAGCACCGCATCATCGGGCACCGTTGGCGTGGTCCGCACCACCGACGTGTTCGGCAACGCCTACTCGGCGTTCTTCAATGGCACCTACGACGACGTCACCGAGGATGTGCAGAGCATCCGCATCCGCCGCGGGCGCGACGACATCCTGAGCCAGATGAACGCCGGCACGGCCGAGCTCGAGATGATGCGCCCGTCTGACCGGGCCTACTGGAACCCGGCCAACAAGAGCTCGCTGCTCAACAGCGCCAACGCCCCGGGCTTCGTCCCCATGCGGCCGATCCGCATACAGGCAACGGACCCTGCGACAGGCACCACTTACGGCCTGTTCTGGGGCTTCATCCGCTCGGCGCGCTTTGACTACGCGACGGGCGTCTGCCGCCTGTCGTGCACCGACCTGATGCTGGTTCTCAGCCGCGTCAACCCACTTGACCCGGCGCTTGCGACCACCGAGGGCGGCACGGGCTCCGACTCGTACACGCCGGATGCAGGTACGGCGACAGATGCCGACCAGTCAACGACAGCCGCCAAGTCGCGCTCGGGATTCGTGAGGCTCGCATGAGCTGGGTCGCAGGCACGACCGGAGGCCGCATCGGGCAGCTGCTCGACGGCATCGACTTCAACGACCGGGCGAACTTCTGGCAGGGCGGCATCAAGGCCGACGGCACGCGGCTCACGGGTGCCCTCGACACTGGCGACACCATCACGGTCGGCAACGCCGACGGCGGCAAGAGCGCGCTGGCAATCATTCAAGACCTGCTCGAGGCCGAGCGCGGGGTGTTCTACATCTCGAAGGACGGCAAGGCGACCTACGAGGAGCGAAACAGCCGCTCTCGTCGCACGAGCTCGAGCGCGACGATCACCACCTACGCGCTCACCAGCCAGCCGGGCTTTGAGTTCGATCAGCTGGTGAACCGCCAGGCGGTCAAGCGCCAGTACCAGACCGGCGCGGCAGGCACGTCGCCCAACACGCTCGCGGACGGCACTCCACAGGTCGGTCAGAACTCGGTGAGCGTCAAGATGTTCGGCGTGGTCGATGGCTCCGAGATCACCTCTGAGTACGTGCCGAGCGACGCCCAAGCACTCAACCTGGCGCAGTTCATCGTGAACATCCGCTCGTCGTTCGTCGCCCCAGTGACGGTCGAGATGGACGGCGGGCCCGCGGCCGCTGTGACGCAGATGCTCTCGCTCGAGCTGCAGGACCGTGTGACCGTCAACGACACCGTGGCCGGCACCTCCGGCGACTACATCGTTGAGGGCATCGAGACCGAGATCGCAGACGGCGGCAACCTGTTCACCGTCACGTTCACCCTCAGCGACTTCGGGCCGGCGCCGTTCGTGTTCGGGTCATCCACTCAGGGCACGTTCGCGCCGCCCGACGGCACCGTGACCTACACGGTCTGCACGGCGGCCTCGCGCCCTTCGTCGCCGACCAACGGCGACTACATCCTCGAGTCCGACACCGGCCGCTACTACAAGCGCGTGGCCGGCGCATGGGTCGAGCAGATCTATCCCCGACTGACCTACTAGGAGGTCCGACCTATGTCATGGAGCATTGGCGCGAATGTCTCGACCGGAGATGTTCTTACCGCAAGCCGGTACAACCAGGACGTGCTCGCCAACATGAGGGAAATAGGCGATGCATGGACCGCGTTCACGCCGACGTGGACAAACCTAACGGTGGGCAGCGCCACCCAAGAGCACGCCTACGTCGCCGCGGGAAAGTTGCACGTCGTACGCATAGAGATAGCACTCAACGGCTCAACGCTAAGCGGCCAGCCGGAGTTCACACTTCCGGGTGGTGTCAGTCTGCACTCGCAGTACTCCGACACGGCGCCGCTGGGTTCTGGCTTTCTCCTTGATTCGTCGTCAGGCACCGGAGTGTTCGCGTACTTCTGCCGGTCATCAACAACCGCTGCGCGTGTTCGACTGCTGGCCGTTTCGATTAGCGGCGCTTACACAGCGGTCGCGGGCCTCAGCGCCACTGCTCCGTTCACATGGGCCAACGGTGACCGCATTGAGGGCACGTTCACCTTCGAGGCCGCGTAGTCATGACCGACGCCGACCGCCTCGACGCGATCTTCACCCGCCTCGGTGACATCGAGCGCAACAGCGCGACCGCCCACGCGCAGATCCAGGGCGGCATCGACGTGCTCACCGAGCGCGTCTCCGGTCTGTCGGAGAAGGTCGCCATCCAGAACGGCCGCGTGACGAAGGCCGAGCACCGCATCGGCGAGCTCGAGACCAAGGCACGCCTGGCCGAGCGCGACATACAAGACGACGACACCCGGCACGACGTCGTCGCCGCCCGAATCTGGGCGTTCGTCCAGGGAGCAGCCCTCGTCGGGCTCGGCGCTCTGCTGGGCCACTTCCTCTAGGAAAGGAACACCGCAGTGACAGCGAATCAGCGGGTCGTGGCTACGGCCGCCCGCTACGTCGGCGTGCGCGAGAAGCCTCCGGGCAGCAACGACGACGGTGGCGGTCCGATCACCAAGTGGGAGCGGTACTGGTCCATGCGCTACCAGCCCTGGTGCGGCATGGCCTGCAGTGCGTGGCTCCGGGAGGCGGGCGTGACAGACGTGAGCCACCCGGCCACGGCTGAGATCTGCCGGCGCGGGCGCGAGAAGGGCTGGGTCACCAAGACCCCGGTGCCAGGAGCACTGATTGTCTGGTGCGGCACGCACGTGGAGATGCTCGTCTCGCCCGCAAGCGCCGACGGCTCGGTCTGGAACACCATCGGCGGAAACACCTCCGACATGGTCGCCCGCCGCGTGCGCAGCCTCGCCGGCGCGACGCTCGTGGTCTCCCCGGAGCTCAGGCACGCGCAGCCATCGGTGGTGCGCGAGTACTACCTCGAGGACCCCAAGGTCACGCCGAAGCTCTACGGGCCCTGGCGCACCAAGGCAGGCCGCGAGAAGGCCATCAAGAGCCTCTCCCCTGCCAACCAGCGCCTCGCGCGCCGCGTGCGCGTGAAGGGCAAGTACGGCTTCACCATCGGCCGCCGGGTCTACGGGCCCTGGCTTGACAAGGACGGCCGCGACAAGGCCGCTCTGGTGCTCGAGCGCCGCCTCGGGCGGCAGCTTCGCCCCTTCTCCCGCGTCAGGACGACGACGGGCGTCTCCGCAGCGCCGCAGGCGCTCGGCAATACCTTCTAGAGAAAGGACGAGACCGTGAACAAGGTCTCATTCGGCCCAGCCTCGTGGATCGGCCTCATCGGCGCGATCTGTGCGGCACTGGCCCCGGTGTTCTCCTCGCTCCCCGTCAACTGGGGCGCGACCATCGCAGCCATTCTCGGCGCGGTCGTGGTTCTCGGCCGGCAGCTGCAGGCGATGGTGAACACCATCTACGGCGACGGCGTGGTGATTGAGGATCTGGTCCTTGTGGACGAGATCCCCGATGCACCGACCGATGCCCCTGTGGTCGGGTAGCTCTTGGCCCCCAAGAAGCCGTGGTGGCAGGACCGCGAGAAGCTGCTCGCGGCCATTCGCCAGCACGGCTCTGCTCAGGCCGCAGCACTCGCATCAGGT